TAATAACAGACGTAGTAGTAACTGAGGAGAAAGTAAATGATTAAGAACATTATTATTGTGGCACTGGTGTTGTATATTTTCTTTGTTGGTGATTGTCGTGCTCAAGCTTTGTTTGATGATAGTCCTTACAATTTTAAAAACAGTGAGTACAACTTTGACAACAGTCAATACAACTTTAAGAACAGTCCGTACAATTACAACAACAGTCAATTCAATATGACTGCCCCTAATGGAGTTTATGACAACTATGGAAACAAAGCCGGATACACTACCGTCAGTCCCGCAGGAGTCGTTAACATTTATGACAACAATGGTAACAGAAAAACCTACATCCCAAGATAGTCCTTGGAAATGTCCACCATTGAATTTATTTAACTGGAGTAATTTATGGAGATGGCTCGATAATGAACAAAACTAGATTTGATTTGGAACAAGCGATTATGCAGTGCTGGTCTACTTGCGATGACCTTATGTTGTTTGCTCAAGCGTATCAAGATTACGAAGAAGAAATGACCGAGGATGACGTAGCAAATACTATTTTAGGTCTGCATTATATTCACGAAATGCGCTGCAAGAAATTGCTTGAATTGCATAGGCAGTTTTTTGAAATTGACCACTATAGGAAAGCCAAATGATAAACGAACATGACATTGCAGATATGTGTGCTCTATATGAATTAAACAAGGGCGACAGTTTTGTTATAAATTATGACAAAGTTGATGAGTCGATAGGACATATTCCAGCGAACAAGTCGGATGTATTTTTATTTGATCACATTGACGGAATGTATAGTTACTGTAAAGACATGGCTGGAAATGTTGTGCATTTTGCAGCGTGGACTAAGGTAATAAAAACATGACAATTGAAACTACAATTGTTGCGTTGACGGGCATTGGTTACATTGTTGTGGGACTGTTGCAACTTTATAAAGGATCGATACCAAACGCTATGATCTGGATCGGGTACGCATTTGCTCAGGCAGGATTACTGCTCAACTTAAAATGAATACATTTAAACAAGACTTAAATCGTGGTATAAAAATTGAACAACAAGTTTGGATGTTGCTTCAAAGAAAATACCCTTGTGCCACTATTGTTACGGCATTCAAAGGGTACGATATTTGGATACCGGAAATACACAAAAGTGTTGAAGTTAAATACGACCCAATGAGCAATCAAACAGGCAACATTGTTATTGAAATTTGGATTTATAACAAACCGTCAGCATTGTTAACTACAACAGCAGATTTCTGGGTTTTTTATGATGATAATCAATTTATATCTATTGCGCCAAAAAAGATAATTGAATGCATTATGGTAAATGATATACGGTTAAAAAGGTTTATTGGAAAAGGGGACACAGTCGAAAAGAAAGCCTATTTAGTTCCCAAGGAATTACTATTTTCTTACGGGAATGTGTTATAATATAACAATGAAAATCGTTCTTGATATTGAAACTAACAGTACACACGATAAGATTTGGATGTGTGTTACTCGTAACATTGAAACAGATGAGGTACAAGTATGGAAACAGGCAAGTGGATTACAAAAGTATTTGGACGGTTGCGATTTGATTATCATGCACAACGGAATAAATTTCGATGCACCAATACTCAGGAAGAGCTGGAGCGTCACGATGAAGTTGCCCCAAGTGTACGATACGCTGACCGCAAGCCGACTACTGAACCCAAGTCTCGAAAACGGACACAGTCTTGAAGCATGGGGTCAACGATTAGGTTACCTTAAAGGTGACTTCAGTGATTGGGACGGCGGAATAACACCGGAGATGGAAGAATATTGCATTCAGGATACTTTAGTCACTAAGCAGTTATACAAATATCTCGTAGCAGAATTTAAACAACAGAAGTTTTCACAAAGGAGCATAGACCTTGAGCACAACGTACAAGCAATCATCACGAAGCAAGAAGAAGCTGGATTCAAACTCGATGAGTTTAAAGCTATTCAACTACTATCTTTACTTAAAATTAAGTTGGACGCTATTCAGGTTGAAATGCAGCTCTTATTTCCTGCCCGAGTTGAAACAGGACGTATCAGTAAACTCGGTAAGCCCCTTAAAGACATCGTCACGCCGTTCAACCCCGGCAGCCGAAAGCAAATTGCAGAAAGACTCCAAGAAAAAGGCTGGAAGCCAGACAAGCACACCGAAAAAGGCAGCATCATCGTTGACGAAACGGTCCTCGAAGCACTCGACTATCCCGAAGCAAAAACCTTAGCCGAGTACATGATGCTACAGAAGCGTATTGCACAGGTTGAGAGCTGGCTGGAGCACATTAAAAAGGATGGTCGGGTACATGGAAGAGTTATCACCAACGGAGCTGTGACGGGGCGTATGACGCATATGTCGCCCAACATGGCGCAAGTTCCCAATAGTGGTAGTCCTTATGGCGAAGACTGTAGAGAATTATGGACTGTTGATAAAGGATATAAGTTAGTCGGCATTGACGCTAGTGGTTTAGAGCTTCGTATGCTGGCACACTATATGGATGATGATGCATATACAACTGAAGTGGTATCAGGCGACATTCACACAGCCAATCAAAAGGCTGCTGGGCTACAAACGAGGAACCAAGCCAAGACGTTTATTTATGCATTCCTCTATGGAGCGGGATCTGCCAAGATCGGGAAGATTGTTAACGGCAATGCGAAAGAAGGACAAAAACTTATTACTAGTTTTCTACAAAACACGCCGAAGCTGCAAAAACTTAGAGAAAAAGTTGCTCGTTACTATGATTCGAAAGGACGGTTACCGGGTCTTGATGGACGAGTCTTACACGTTCGTTCCGAGCACTCGGCACTCAACACGTTATTACAAGGCGCTGGTGCGATAGTAATGAAGCAAGCATTAGTGTTGTTGGACAAACAACTTAAAAGCATGAAGATTAAATATAAGTTTGTAGTTAATGTTCACGATGAGTGGCAGTTAGAAGTAGAAGAGTCGAGAGCAGAAGAAGTGGGTCGTTTAGGCACACAAGCTATCGTTGACGCTGGTGTTGTATTGGAGATGCGTTGTCCGTTAGCAGGTGAATTTAAAGTAGGTAATAACTGGAAAGAAACTCACTGATGAATGAGATTAGACAATTGGTTTTAAAACTATTGCGGATGGGTAACACACCTACCCAAGTATGTGATTTACTTGCTGACGTTGAAGCAGAGCTACGGACTTCAGCGGACTACATTCAAGCAATTAAAGATTCAGACTTTCGACCATGATGAAAGATAGAAACATTCCGGCAGGATTCATTCCTCTAGTCACAATAGGGGAATTAGATGGGTACTTGATGGTATACACAGCAGAGTCACATGACGACACGCTGGAGATACTTGAAAGAACCATTGAAGTATTATCAGGAACTGACACAAATCAGGGAATGACAATGCAGTAAAAATGTGGTATAATGGTAATGCAGTAAACAACTAACCTAATAAAGGATCTATCATGAGCAACACTAAAGCAGTGGCAATTAAAGGTGAACTATTCTGGAGTAAATGGATGAACACTTTTAACACTAAATTTAACGAATTAAATACGAAGTACGAATGCACTATCGGTAACATTAGTGACAACGATGCTGCAGCATTAACAGGTCTTGGCATTAAGATTAAAAACAAGCCAGAAATGGGTAACTATATTGTTGGCAAAAGCCAATATTTATTTACTCCATTTGATACTAAAGGCGAAGCAGTTCCTATTGAAGACATCGGTAATGGAACTAAAGTAGCTGCCATTGTTTCGTCTTACTCACACCGGATGAGCGACAAACACGGCAATGCTCCATCGATTGCTAAACTAACTGTTACTGAAGTTAAGACTTATGTACCTGTTGTTGAAGATTCGTTAATGGATGACGTGTTGTAATGCGAGCACTGCTCGATGCTGATTCACTTGTGTACGCAATTGGTTTCTCAAGTAACGATATTGAAGAACCTTTAGCAAAGTGGAGAATGGACGAAGCAGTGCAAACAATTCTTTCTGATGTAGGAGCAGATACTTACTTTGGCTGGTTAACGGGTAAAGGAAACTTCCGTAACTCCATTGCTAAGACTGCTCCCTACAAAGGACAACGAAAAGCAGAAAAGCCAGAGCACTACATTG